GCTACGATTTGATGCTCCGAAAAATCGCTGATATATACCGAGGCCGATCCCACTATTGAGCCGGGCTTTAATGGCCCGTCTGGTTGTGCGTCCCTGTATTGGGTGCCGATTCCACCGAACCCTGAGGCCGTTTGCTTATTAAACGAACCACACATAATCACCGTGGGGTCGCCGCCATTATCCCAGCACGATTTAACAACCGCCTTGAGATTCGCCTCAGTGAACGTTCCGGCTGTCCCCGCTGTCGGGGCCGTGCCGGGCACACCACTAGTTGTCGCGGGCGTCGTGGCCGCAGCGCCTTGTTGCACTTGGTTGGTAGACAACCATGCGCCCATGCCTGCCAGTACGCGGGCTGTGCCAGCGCCACCTGCGGAGCCTGCTTGCGCGGCTGTCAAAGCGGTTTCCATGTCTCTCTTTAGCTCGCGACCGCGTTTCGATAGCTCATAACTCATCGAGTTGGCGCGGCCTGCGGCGTTGACCGATTGCAGCGTTCCGGTGACACGCGGCACCTTCGTCGAGATCATGGTGTAGTTGCCCAGGCGACTGGTCGGCGAGGCCGTTGATGTATTTGCATCGTCGCCTTCTATCTGGGAATTAACCGCCGCTGCACTCAACGAGTCAGTTTGCCACTCATGTAAAACCGCGCTTGCGGTATTGCGGCTCGCGCTGCTCAACAGCGGCGTGTCGGTCGGTGTAATATCGAATATCACATCGCTTAGGTCTTCTCTAAGGCCTATACTTGTGTAAGTTTGGTACGTTCCAGTTGGGACACTCATTAAATTAACTCCTGTTATTTAATCGGTGTGAAATCAAAGCGGCGGCGGCATCAACAGAGCCTGTTTTTTTCAGGTTCTTTCTGAGCGCCGTTTCCGCATCCTGTGTCGCCGCGGCCTTGGTTTTCTGCGCTCCGGGTGTGAGCACTTTCTTGCCAATTTTCACGACTTTCTTGGTGGCGGCTTTTCCGTTTTTTTGCATCGCGTCGAACTGCATCGCCTTGTGTGCTATCACAATTATGCGGTGGTCGTACGCCTGCTCAACCTCTTGGTCGGAGTAGCCGCTGCTCAGGAGATATTCACGTAGCTGTCCCTGCTCGGTTTGCCTTGTATCGCTGTCTCTCCAAGTGGGTAGCGCAGTCAATAACGCCGCGTGCTCTCGCTCGACGACTTCTTGTAATTGTTGCGCTTGATGGTTTTTCGCCTCTTCCATCCGCGCTTGATATTCTGCGGCGGCGGTTTGGCGTATGTTATTGACGGCTGCTTGCCGATCATTAAATTCTTGGCGTTTGATCGCCCATTGTGTCGGGTCTGTGACTTTCAACTGTTCCCAGTTTACGGCCTTGTACTCTGCCATTAATTGCTCATCAACGGCGTTTAACATCGCTGCGCCTTCCTGCGCCGTCTTTTCAACCTCTTGGCTGAATTTGGCGCGATCTGCGTCGAGCGCTTCTTTCGCTTCGCGGGCCGCTGTCTCTGCTCGAGACGCCCGCGCCTGTGTCGTAAAAGCATCTTTATACTCGCCAAGGGATACCTCGGCGCGTTCGCCCGTGTTGACGTCTGTTACCGGGATCGACAACTTATACAATTCCGAGGTTTCCACCCCGAGATGCTCTGCCAGATCGTTGAGCGAGGTTAACGCAACCGCTTCGTCCGGCTCCGCGGCCACCTCCTCCGTCGCTTCTGTTTCCGGCTCTGGCGTTTGTTCGTCTGTTGTCGGTGCAGCGTCCTCAGCTATGAGTTCGCTTGGTTCTCCCGGCGCATCGGTCAAGACATCCTGTGGTGCTTCCTGCGGTGCTTCCATGCTTTGTTCGGGTGTTTGTTCGGGCGCGGGAGGTGGCGCTAACGCCGCCTCGATCCGCTCTTCAATGCTTAACTGCTGTTCAGCCATTTCTGGTTAACTCCTGCATCTCTGCCATTCGTCCTGTTACCATAATATCCTCGAGGTGACTGACCACACGTCTTGTTGCTAACAACATCAGGTAAAGGCGCTCCCTCTCCTCATGCTGAGAAACGCTGGTCTGCTGCCACGCTTCGATCAACTGATTTTCTAATGACGCGACCGCTTCGCGATACACGTCGTTTTCTAACACTTGCTTGGCTTTAAAAGCCCTTTCTTTATCCTTCTGTGCCATCCACGCCCTCTATGGTTTGCGTGAGTCGCTCGTTATCGGCGGTTAATTGCTCGACCATCTGGCGTAAACGGGCGGTCTCTCCATCGTCGCCTTCATGCTTGATTTCCTCGGTCACGAGCTTGGTCAAATTGTTCATCTGTGTTTTGTATAGTTCGATTTCCTGATCGCGCTCCGCGTTGACCGCCTTCAACTGGATCTCCAACTCCTCCAGACGCTGCTGCGTGTCCTGTTTGTTCATTTCAAGCTCGAGCGATGCGACCTTCTGGTCGGTATCCGTCTCGCGTTGCAAACTGGTAAGCTCTGCTTTCATGCGTTCAATATCGGCCTTCAGCATCAGCTCTTGTTGTTTCAGTTCGGTCTCTTTGACCTTGATTTGCATCTCCGCCGTTGATTTGGCGACCTCGACTTGATTGCGCTGGATTTTGCTTTCCGCATCCATCATCAGTGCCTGGGCGTGCGCCATTGCCAAATCTTGTTGTACATCCGGCTGAGGCGGTGGTGGTGGCACCGTCCGCGGGTCGGTAAAATAAGCGTTCGGTTGTAGGCCAAAGGTCTCGGTTAACTCTGACAGCGTTTGATAGACCTGGTGCGGCTGTACGAGCGTGCCCATGCCGCCGTTCTGTATGAGTTCGGCCTGTTTAGCCGCAATCGTCTCTAGCGCTACCATGCGGCGCTCTTTCGATACCGAGCCGACACCAACCTGTACGGTGGTGTTCTGCCGCTTGCGCCATTCGCCGGGACGAATAGGCGTGAAATTACCCTCGATATTCAGCATCAACTCGCGGTCTTGGTGCTGCATGAGCAATGTATGAATTAAACGAAACACGTCGCGAAAGCCGACCTCGGCTATGATTCGCGCTATTAGCTCAATCTTTGCCCTTGCCGCATCGTAGGCCAGCGCCGCGACGCCTGTGTTGACGTTCGCCAAAGCGTTCTGCCCTAAGCCTGCGACCTCCTCGCCTACGCCTGTGCGGGCTTTGGTCAGACTGTCGATATACTCGACCATCTGAAACGCCTCTTGCGGTAACGGGTTGTGCGGGATGGGGGTGATGTACTGCGCTGCCGCGCCATCGCCTTTGTAACGTACGACGCCGCCGGGTCGCGTGGTCAATACGTCGTCCATGTTGACGTGCTGGTCGTTGACCGCGGTGCGCCCGTTGGTGGATAGATAGGTGCTGTCGAGTACCTGACGGACGAGTGCGCTTTTAATGCGTTGCAAATCCATCGTGATATCCGCAATCGACATCCCGTAGAATTTATGCGGCATCAATATCGGACTGACGGTAGCGAACGGCATCTGGTCGACTTCGTCAATCGACAATAATGCGCTCGAGCCTGCGGTATAGTCCGCGCCGCCTAATGTGACGCGCAATAGCTCGGCTATATCATCGCCGTCACGATCGACACGCACATAGCATTCGGTGATCCAGTAGTTACGCATCGACTCTTCGGACACGTAATCGTACGGCCCTTCTTCGTCGGACTTATTACGCCGCGCCAGTTCTTCCTCGGTGACGACGGATTCATCGGATGGCAACGCCCGGATGGTCTCGACGTCGTAACCCATCTGCACCAGTTCGGTGAACGATTTTAGAGTGCGGTGGAAACAGAAGTTGGTATCCTCGACATAGGGCGAGCGAGCATAGCGGGCAATCCCGAACTCCTCTGGTGGTACTGGCTCAATGCGTACGCGACCGGATTTCTCGGTCACTTTCATGCTGACGTTCAGCAGTCCCAGATCCGTGATTTCTATGTCTAATACTTCGCGATCAACGAACGGGTCGGCCAATAGTTCGCCCAACTGCACCTCGTCGAGGTTTTCGTATTCTTCCTTACTTTCCTCTTGCGTGTCGTCCCAGTAGATTTTGAGTATCCCGGTCTTTGACAGCAGCGCATCTTTTAAAAACGTATAGGTATTATAAAAGCCGCGGTTTTGCTTCCA